GACACACCAAGTATGGAGCCATGAGCCGGGTGCCCCATGCGCTGCGCACCGGCTTGATGGCCTTGGCTGTACTGCTGGCCGGTGGTGGCGGCTATGTGGTGGCTGAGCGCGACCAAGTAGCCGCCCAGACGATGGCTGCGCAAAGCCCCTATATCCAGGCCGTGGCGGCCGACACGGGCACCTCGGATGCCACCAAGATTGCTCTGGTCATGGGCAGTTTTTACGAAAGCAGTTACCGCCATATCGGCAAGCCCTATGTGGACCGGCTGGGCAAGGGGGCGCCGCTGACGGTCTGCAATGGCCTCACCGGGCCCGATGTGGTGGCCGGGCGCTATTACTCACCGGTGGACTGCTATGGACTGGAAAAAAGCCGCTACCTGGCATCAGAAGCCGCTGCAAAGCGGCTTTTTCGTTTTTGGGACCGGTACACGGTGCTGCAGCAAGCGGTGTTTATCGACTTCATCCACAACAAGGGCGAGGCCGCGTTGGCGGGATCGACCTTGCTGCGCAAGGCCAATGCCGGTGATGTGGCCGGTGCGTGCCGAGAAAACCTGCGCTGGAACCGCGGCACGGTCCATGGCGTGTCGGTAGTGCTGCCTGGCCTGCAAAGCCGCGGCAATGCCAACGGCGAGATCTGCGAGGAGGGCTTATGACCTTGCAGATCAAGCTGTTGCTGGCGGCCATCATGGCCGCGCTGGCCTTTTCGACGGGCTGGATCGCCAAAGGCTGGCAGACAAGCGCCCGCGTTGCCGAGCTGCGTGCAGACCATATGCGAGCGCTGGCGGCGCGGGCCGAGGCTGCACGCAAAGACGAGGCCCATACCGTCCAACTGGAGAGCAAACATGCCCAAGATACGATTTACAACGCCGACCAGCTGACAGCCTTCAAGACTGGCATTGATGTGGATGTGCGCGCTGAGCTTGCCCGCGCTGAGCGCCTGCACCGCGACACCGACAGCCGAGCCGCCACTTATCGTGCGCAAGCCCAGGCCGACGCCGCTGCCCGCAGCGATCTTGCAGATAAAGCGGCAGCCCTCGACCGACAGCTTGCACAAGGCCTCGGCGTGGTCGCAGAACTCGGAGGCCATCTTAGGCGACGTGATGCAGAAGTAGCTGCACTGTGCAGCCAGGTCAATACGGAGCGCCGGCTCAGCGGAGACGATCACGATACCGCTTGTACTGCTCCTTAGGCGTCTAAGCGCAATGCCTCCCACCCGAATCAGCTTTACTTACGGTGACCCACTGCCAGGCGGTCGAATGCGGACCTTTGGCAGCCATGCTGCTTTTTTAATTCATGCTCCAAGGGCTCTCAGCACTTCTCAATGGTTGTTAAGATGTGTAATGCTATTGAAAGGGATAGGTATGCGATTGAAGAAGCTTGTATTGGTGATGGCAGTAAGTGCCCTGTTGTCGGCTTGTGCCACGAGCTATGTGGATAGTATGGTAGAGAGTAAAGCTTATGCGGGGGCATTTTATTCGGTCAGCCTGTATCACAGCCCTGCGCCAGCTGATCAGGTCAAGAAGGCGGCGCAACGCATCAAGGACTCCGCAGGGGCCAATTTTCAGAATGAGTTTCTCGCGCAAACGCTTGCGCCGATGAATCAAATTGGTGAGTCAGAGACCTACTTTCTGAACAGAAGGCTCTATATTGACCAGGCAAAACAAACGGGCTTGCTGTCAGAAGCAGGCGCCGAGAAGGTGGAGCGAGAACTCGAACGTCAGATCGCCAGTAACATCGTGCTCCAAAGAGATGTCAGCGATCGGGTAAAGCGCGCTTATCCCAACCTGGACAAGCAGATCGCGGAGGTAAAAGAAACTGAATTTCAGAATGCGCTGCACGGGAAATTGAAGGCATTTGCAGACTATGCAGGCGTCTTCCGCTCTGTGAAGGAAGACAGTCCAGACAAAGCGCAAATGCTGCTGCCACAACTGCGTAAACAGGCGTCCAGTTTACTGGCGGAGGACAAGGGAGGATCGGCGCTGAAGGCGGTGATGGCCTCTTATGCCGAGACCGGTGACGCCGAACTACGGTCATTGGTGGTACGGCATTTTCAATCTCCCTCATTGCGCAGGGAGCAGCTCAACGAGTTTGCCAAAGGGGAGTTTGCCGAGATTATTGGCGCTGAGGCAGAGCGGCGCGAAACAAGGCTTCGAGTCACTTCTGAAAGCGACGACCCTTTTGTGGACGAGCTGGCTGGTGAACTACCCAAATTCAATGAATGGATCAGTATTGACGACCAAGCAAGCCGTACGCTGAGCCTCTCTCGGCTGCGCTTCAGTGAACGCGAAGGTGCTCCCGCAGTTCGCACGCAAACGGTCTCGCAGTTGGATTTCGCGACGCTGCTTTTTATTCCAAGGAACGCAAGCGTTCTGTTTGACTATACGACTACGAAATACGACTTGAATTGGAGCATGAGCATTCGTGATAGCCACTCCAAGAAGTCAAAGGTCATTGCCGGCAAGAGGAGTGCGGAAAAAGTCGAATGTAGCAACCTCCGTTACCGCAATGTGTTCGGCGGTGAAGGTGTGCTTGATACGGTTCCTCCGGTGGTCCAAGAATTTTGCTCCCGGAGCAATTCGATTCGCTTTGAGGCAGTGAGAGAGAGTGCGGTCGGGGAAATTGCCAAGCAAGTTGCAGATTTTGTCCGATACGGTGGCGATGGCAGCTAACCCCTCGCGAGAGGTGCGCACTTCAGTTTTTTGCAAGCTGGAGATCTAAACCCGGTTTTTGGAAACGCGCTCATCCACAAGAGCGTTTCAACGGCTTGGTAGGACGTTTCCTGCTGCTGCTTCAAGCAGGTTGGGCTTTTTGGAGAGCATCGGAGCGAGTGAATGTTGGATGGACCCTGCCATGCCGGGCATTTATAACCCACCCAGGTGCATGCAGCGCATCGGCTGCTCATTGCATAGAGGCTTGACGCCGTCTTCGGCAGAAGCGGTCATAGCCGTTCCAACGCGCTAGTTCGTATGGCACATTCCGGCCTGGCGTGCCTGCCCGGAAGGCTGGATACGGAGCATGTGAACGAGCAGGCAGTGGCAGCCCCCCCAACACCAACGTAACAAGGGGCTTGCCCTCTGGTTAGAATGTCGGCTGCTATAGTTTTTATACAAGCGCAACCTGTTTCAACCGCGAACGCCTAGCCATGCAGCACTCCACACCAGACAAAGAAAAAGCCGCTAAGTTGTTTAAACTTAACGGCTTTGAGTGTGGTGCCCGGGGCCGGAATCGAACCGGCACGCCTTGCGGCGGGGGATTTTGAGTCCCCTGCGTCTACCAATTTCACCACCCGGGCTGTGTCTGTATCGCAGCTCGCAATTATGGCACAAATAATGAGCTCCAAGAAATACCCAACGATTGAAGATGCGATCGGCAAGACCCCCCTGGTGGCCCTGCAGCGCATTGGTGCTGACTACAACGAGGCCAATGGCAATGTAGTGCTGGGCAAGCTCGAGGGCAACAACCCGGCCGGTTCGGTCAAGGACCGGCCGGCGGTGTCGATGATCCAGCGCGCCCAGGAGCGTGGCGAGATCAAGCCTGGTGATACCTTGATCGAGGCCACCTCGGGCAACACCGGTATTGCATTGGCGATGGCTGCCGCCATCAAGGGCTACCGCATGGTGCTGATCATGCCCGAGGACCTGTCCATCGAGCGTGCACAGACGATGAAGGCCTATGGCGCGCAGTTGATCCTGACGCCCAAGAGTGGCGGTATGGAATATGCGCGCGATCTGGCCGACAAGATGGTGGCCGAAGGCAAGGGCATTGTGCTGGATCAGTTCGCCAACCCGGACAACCCGCGCGCCCATTATGAGACCACCGGCCCCGAGATCTGGGAGCAGACGGGTGGCCAGATCACCCATTTCGTCAGTGCGATGGGCACGACTGGCACGATCACCGGTGTGTCCCGCTACCTGAAGGAAAAGAACCCGGCGGTGCGCATCATCGGTGCCCAGCCGACGGAGGGCTCGCGCATCCCGGGTATCCGCAAGTGGCCTGAAGAGTACCTCCCCAAGATCTATGACCCCAGCGCGGTCGATGAGATGGTGTACGTGACCCAGAACGATGCCGAGGACATGGCCCGCAGCCTCGCCTGCGAAGAAGGCATTTTTGCCGGCATTTCCGCCGCAGGCGCCTGCCATGTCGCTCAGGAAATTGCGCGCCGTGAACGCAACGCTACCATTGTGTTCGTCGTCTGCGACCGGGGGGACCGTTATCTGTCCACTGGCGTATTTCCCGCCTAACGCGCACGCCGATCGGCGAGTGCCGGCACGAAAGCCTTATGCAATACGAAACGAAATTTTGCGTGAACTGCGCCACGGCGCTGCAATGGAAAGTGATGACCGAGGACAGCGGAGAGGTCAGCCGGCTGCGCTGCCCCGCTTGCGGCTGGACCCACTGGGGCAACCCCACGCCGGTACTGGCTGCCGTCGTCGAGAATGACCAGGGCCAGGTGCTGCTGGCGCGCAACGCCATGTGGCAGCCGGGCATGTTTGGCCTGATCACCGGCTTTATGGAGGCGGGTGAATCGCCCGAGGCCGGCATTGCGCGGGAGGTGCTCGAGGAAACCGGTTTGCAGACCAAGGCGCTGCGCCTGATTGGCTGCTGGGAGTTTTTGCGCATGAACCAGGTGCTGATTGCCTACCATGTGCGCGTGGCAGGTCGGCCGGAGGACGTGCGCCTGTCGCCCGAACTCGTGGAGTACCAGTGGAAGACCGCGCAGGACGTGCTGTGCTGGCCGTCGGGCACCGGCTATGCAATGGCTGAGTGGGTCAAGAGCAAGGGCGAGCCGGTGCGCTTTGGCGCCTTCCGCCCCAACAATCCCAACCCGGATCCCGATCCTGCCAAATGGCCGGTGAACTACTGGGCAGAGGATGCCCGCTTTGTGGTGGCACCCCGCCTGGACTGAGTCTGGCGATCAACAACGAATGAGCACGATGGATATTGACCAGGAAGTGGATACGCGCGGGCTGAACTGCCCGCTGCCGATTTTGAAGGCCAAGAAAGCCTTGGCCACGATGCAGAGCGGGCAACTGCTCAAGGTGGTGGCGACCGATACCGGCTCGATCCGGGATTTCCAAGCCTTTGCCAAGCAGACCGGCAATGAGCTGGTGGAGCAGCAGACCGTGGGTGAGGAGTTCATCCATATTCTGCGCCGCCGCTAACCGGGCGCTCGCCTATTGCCAAACAAAGGCCTGCATCAGCAGGCCTTTTTAGTGCGTGAGGTTCCGCGCAGACTCAGATCTGCAGCTCTTTCAGAAAGGCTCGGAAATCATCGCCCACATCAGGGTGCTGCAGCGCCAGCTCCACGGTCGCCTGCAGGAAGCCTTCCTTGCTGCCGCAGTCATAGCGTTTGCCGCTGTAGCGATAGGCGTACACCGTCTCGCTGTGCATCAGGCGCTCGATGGCGTCGGTCAACTGGATCTCGCCACCCACTCCCTTGGGCTGGTTGCGGATCTCGTCGAAGATGCCGGGGGTCAGCACATAGCGCCCGGCTACGCCCATGCGCGACGGGGCTTTCTCAGGGGCGGGCTTTTCGACGATCTCGTCAATGCGCATCAGCGGGCCGCCGGCAGGCTCGCCCTTGACGATGCCGTATCGCTTGGTGTGTTCCAGCGGCACCTCTTGCACGGCCAGCAGCGAGCGGCCTTGTTTGGAGAACGCAGCCGTCATCTGGGCCATCACGCCCGGGCCGCCTGGCGCGCCAGTCATCAGGTCATCGGCCAGCAGCACGGCAAAAGGCTCGTTGCCTACCAGCGGCTCCGCGCCCAGCAACGCCTGGCCCCGGCCCAAGGAAAGCGGCGGGGGCACCAACAAG